GTTTTAAATTCTTTTTATGTTTAATTCCTGACTATGATGCCAAAAATTAAAATAAACGAAAAATTCAAGCCTAAAAACAAAAGAAAATGTTTGCCGAAAAATCAGATCTTAAAAACAATATTTATAACTATCAGACGAACCAGATTACTGAGGGTGATGATAATATCGTACTGCAGGCCATCAATGCCGCTATTTCCGAGGTTAAAAGTTATTTAACCTGGAACGATAAAAAAGAATATCTGGACGGACGGCCACATTATGATGTAGAAGCTATTTTCAGTAAAACCGGAACAGCCAGAAACCCGCTGATTCTGAATCATGTTTTAACAATCGCAAAATATTACATTATTGATCTTTCCAATGTTGATATCCTGATGGAAACGGCAGAAAAGAGATACGACAGGGCTATCGACTGGCTCAAACAATTGTCCAGAGGGATAGTAAATCTTAAAGAGCTTCCTGTAATTCCGGGTACTGACAATCCGGGCGAAAATGAAAACGGCGGATTCAGCTACGGATCAAGACTAAAATTTAATCATGAATAACAATGGCAAAGACTCCTAAAAATAAGAAAGCGCCTGCTGCGAGCGGAGGGTACTCGCGGAGTATTGTTTCAAAATCCATATCGCAGACCAAAAGTGATGTACAGGTCTGGAAATCCGCATATATGATGGCCAATAATGCGGATAACCCTAAAATGTTTCCTTACTATAACCTGGTACAGGATATACTGCAGGATGCGCATTTAACCTCACAGCTGCAGAATAGAAAGCTGAAAACCCTGTCTGCCAGTTTTTCCATTAAAAAAGCAAGCGGCGAGATCCACGAAGAGCTTACCAAATCCCTTCAGAAAAGCAAATGGTTTAATACGATTATCAGCCATATTCTGGATTCGCAGGTGCTGGGGTATACCCTGTTAGAAGTTGACAGGCAGTCAGACGAAGCAGGAACACCGGTAATAACACTGATTCCGAGACAGAATGTAATTCCCACAAAAGGAATTATTGTGAAAGACTATACGGAAGATAGAGGCGTTAATTATCTGGAAGCTCCGGAATACGGATCCTGGCTGTTGGATTTTGGCAGTCCCGGAGATCTTGGAATCATCAATAAAGCAATCCCGCATGTTTTATTTATGCGTTTCGCCCAGAGCTGCTGGAGTGAACTCTGCGAAATTGTAGGCATTCCCCCCAGGGTGATGAAAACCAATACGCAGAATCCTGCTGCACTCAGAAGGGCGGAAAAAATGATGATGGATATGGGAGCAGCTGCATGGTTTATTATTGACGATACCGAAAAGTTTGAATTTGCTCCGGCTTCATCATCCAAAGGCGAAGTCTACGACGGACTGATCAACCTGTGTAGAAATAATATTTCGCTTTTATTTTCAGGAGCCATTATAGGACAGGATACCAAATTCGGGAGCAGGGGAAAAGAAGAAAGCTCACAGAATGTTCTGCAGGATCTTGTAAACGCTGATCAGACTTTAGTGGAACAGGAAATGAATGAGAAAACTTTGTCTGCTTTATACAGGATCGGGATACTGCCTGAAGATGGATTGTCTATTGAATATGACCAGGCGGATGATCTGCAGGAACTGTGGAGCAGGACAAAGGATATTCTCGCGTACAAAAAAGTAGATAACGAGTGGATATCAGAAAAATTCGGCATCAAGGTGATCGGTGATATTGAGCCTGCAAACTCCGGATCCAATCAGTCACTGAGTTTTTTCGACTAAGCCCCGAAGCCTATTTCGGGGCGCTGCACAATACATTACAGAATCAATACCGTGAATGCGACTGCAAGCACTGCAGAGTTTTGAATTTATCTGCAGGAAAACCTAAATATTTTAAGGATGCTGCCAAAACCGCATTAACAGCTTTTAAGAAACTCCATGAAGCCGGATCTTATAACCCAAAGGATCTGCTAAAGACAAAAGAGTACCGGGATATGATCAATGTTACTTCAGAAATTTTCAGCTCTGCCATTACCCATGAAGTTCCACAGGAAATGAGAGCATACCTTGAAAAAGATGTTTTTGCCTTTTCGGGGCTTAAAACCCACGCGCAGCTAACCGAGGCACGAAGCCTGTTAAAAGACAGTTCCGGAAATATCCACCCTTATCAAGACTTTGAAAGAAGCATCCTTAAGCTTAATGAAAAGTACAATACCCATTACCTGGAAGCGGAGTATGAATTTGCAGTACAGAGCTCCCAAAGCGCAGCCCAGTGGGCAAACCTTCAAGACGATACTTCAAGATACTGGCTGGAATACAGGACCGCCGGTGATGAAAAAGTAAGGGCAAGCCATGCCGCTTTAAACGGGATCTGTCTTCCTGCAGACGATCCTTTCTGGATGGAATATTACCCGCCGAACGGTTGGCGCTGCCGGTGTGTGGCTGTGGAGATTCTGGCACGTGAGGGTAAATTATCAGATCGTAATAAAGCGAAAAAGTTAGGTGAAGCGGCTACTTCGCAGATCAGTCCGGACGGAAAAAATAAGCTTGCCATGTTCCGGTTTAATCCAGGTGCGGAAAAGAAAATATTCCCACCTAAAAATGCCTATTCTAAAGTTATCGGCGCCAATGAATTAAAATTATGACCGAAAAAGAATTTTTAAAAAACATCATTACGGATGTCAAAGTAAAGCTGTCATCTGAATTTGACAAAAATTTTGAAAGGAAAGCTTTTTTTGATAAGAAGTGGGCCAATACAAAATTAATGAACCGGAGAGGTTCCTTAATGGTACGGAGCGGAAAGCTCAGACGGGGAAATATAGCCAAAGAAAATGATAACACAATAGGCTGGAGCAATTCCATGCCGTATGCAGATCTGCACAACAATGGCGGAAAAATAAAAGTAACCGACAAAATGAAACGCTTCTTTTGGGCCATGTTTTATAAAACCTCCGGAGCTTTATCCAAAACCAAAAGTGGTGAGATTTCATCCAGCCAGAGAAATAAACGGATGTCGGATGAAGCTTCACAGTGGAAAGCGCTTGCGCTTCAGAAAACAGGGAAGCTCATAACCATAGAGCAGCGGCAGTTTATTGGGAACCATCCTCAGGTAGAAAAATTTGTTAAAGAAATCATCAACAAAAATTTTGAAGAGTTCAATGCCGATTTTGCCAGAAGAAACAATTTTAAATAACCTTTAAATCCTCTTTAAAATGATATTTTATATTGAATTCAAGTTTAATGGAGTAACCCGGTTCAGCTTTTTCGACGATGAGATCAATCAGTTTGTTAATTTTAAAGGGATGAATGCCTTTAAGGATATGAAGCAGTTTGAAGCAGCTGCAGGAAAAGAAAGCTTCAATAAATATACCCTTGCTTTTAAAAAACCTGATCCGGAATCTGTGAAAGTGAATTTTGACGAAAGCTATGTCAAAAAGCTGTCGGAAGATCTGAAAAATGCCGAAAAGTGTGAAGATTATACAGAGTGCGAAAGAATCAAAAACGAAATTTTAAAAATAGGTGGAAAAAATGATAACTAAAAAGGATTGGTCAGAATTTAGAAGCACAGGCTTAGTGCTTATTATAAATCAATTACTTCACATTTTCGGATGGGCTTTAGTATTCGAAATTGAAAACAATGAAATAAAAAATGTTTATCCTGCAAGGATAAAATATAGAGGATTTGACACTGAATCAACTTCAGAAGCGTATAAAAAGCTAAGCCAATTTATGGTTGAAAATGCAAAAGATTTGAATGACGAAGCACAATCTTAACTATAATAAATACACTCTTGCATAATTTTAAAAATAGGTGGAAAAAATACTACAGAACGTACAGAATAAATTAAGCGAAATAAACGGCTTAAAATACATTGATGAGAATTGGGGGCAGCTGGATTATTACAGCCCGAATATGCCGGTTATGTGGCCCTGCTGTTTGATAGATATCAATGATGGGGATTTTTCCAATTTGGGAAAGGATCTGGGAAAAAAACCGAAAGAGCGGCAGATGGGAAATTTTGCGCTGAAAATTATCCTGGCTAATCTAAAACTGGGAAATACAAGCCAGCGGGCTCCCCAGCTGCAGAAAAATAACGGATGGCTGATATGGAAACTGATGCAGAGCGTACACGAAAAGCTTCACGGTTTTACTCCCGGAGAAAACTGCAGTAAATTGATCCGCAGAAGCTTTCAGAGAACACTCCGGGATGATGGTGTCCAGGAATACCACATTACTTATCTTTTTGAAGCCCGGAATGTGTAGCATCCATTTTTTTAAGCTCACTTTTGATGTTGGTTCCCAGTATCGTGTTTAATGTTCTGAGACTAATCCCGAATTTCGGCAGGATATGTTTTTTATAAATAACGGTCGTAGGGATATCCAGTTCCTTCCAGATAGTATATTCGTCCACTACAAGCTGATAACGCTTGAGTTTCGCATTGATAATACCCTTACTTATGGACTGGCCTTTTGACATATTGCAAAAATAAACTAAAGAAACCTTATCACAACCCCAAAAGATAAACCACTCCGTTAAGAGTGGTTTATGCTTTACTGGTTTAGCTTTTCTTTGCAGAATCCAGGAGATTCTTTAAATATCTGCCAGTAGGTCATATTATATACTGTGCCTTCCTCTTCTTTGTATGATAAGAAAAAACCAAGACACTCTACTTGTGTATTATCAATACTTATTATATTTTCATTTACTAATTTTTGCAATTCCTGAGAAAGTTTATCACCATCCGTATACTTTGTCTTGTAAAATTGATCAAGCTTTTGCTGCTTTTGTTTCTTTTCCTGTTTGGCTTTCTCTAAGATCTGTTCATAAGTAAGACCATTAAGCTCTAAGGAATTTCCGCCCGAACTATGCTCAACAACCCAGCCGCCTATAAGCTCTTTGTCGTCTTTTGACTGCTTTTCTATTGCAGCGATATCGGATCCGTAAGTATTAGGATCAAATTTTTTGCTCAGTGGAGAGCCGCATGAGGTCAGCAATAACATGCTAATACATAATAGTAGTTTTTTCATAATTTTTTTCTATAAGTCATAAGATAAGGTAATTACATATTATTTTACACAAAAGTACAAAATTTTAAAAAATCTATTTATTGAACTTGTTTAAAGTAAAAAGAAAGAATGAAAACTTTATAAAAAAGTTGTATCATTCTTTCAAAAAAAAGTTTGTTAAGCAAAGATATTATAAAAAAGAGCTTTGTCCTTATTTGTCATTGGGATTAAAGAAAAATAACGCCAAAGTATTACTTGAAGATGTTGTGGCAGCTATTCTCTATCGTTTGAAGACGGGTTGCCAATGGCGGGAACTTCCTGTGAAACAGTTTTTTGAAGTCGAATACAGTTGGAACAGTGTCTACCAACATTTTGCAAGATGGAGCAAAAACGGAAGTTGGGAAACGATAAAGCAAAAGCTTTTAGAAAAGCACAAAACACTGTTGGAGATGAGCAGTATTCAGCTGGATGGCTCTCATACTTTGTCAAAAAGGGGTGGTGAAAGTGTTGGTTATCAGGGAAGGAAAAAGGGAAACACCAGTAATATGCTTTTTATTTGTGATAACAATGGTCTTGCGTTAAGCTGTTCGGATGTGATTTCGGGGAATCATCATGATGTCTTTGAAATCGAAAAGCAATTGGACCACATGTTAGAAGACATCAGAAAATCCAACATTCGAACGGATTACCTGTTTCTTAATGCTGATGCAGGTTTTGATGCCCAGGAACTAAGAAATTACTGCATAAAAAAAGACCTGTTTGCCAATATTGATTTCAACAAAAGAAACGGAAATATTTCGGATAGAGAAGAAATATTTGATAAAGAGCTTTACAAAAGAAGGTTTGTCATTGAGCGGATGAATGCATGGTTAGACGGTTTCAAAGCACTGTTGATTCGTTATGAAACAAAACAAAAACACTCGAGAGATTTACATCTGATTGCTTTTTGTTGTATTATGATACGGAAACTTTAAACATGTTCATTACATAATTTTATTAAGTTTGCATAAAATAATAAATTATGACTTACGAAGAAGCACTTGCAAAAAAACAAGAGATTCAAAAACAATTAGAAGAGCCAAACAAAAAAGTGATTATTGTTCCGATGTTAGAAAATGAAAGAACAAAATATCTGATATTCTGTAAGAAGTTTGAATATTCTGATGAAGATTGTAGAGAGTTCTCAAGTAATGATGAATATCATGTAATTATTAAGTCACAATAATTTTTACAAATCTATATTTCAAATGTATTATTTTTATAAGATTATTGTAATTTTTGGTGCAAATCGTTCACAACCATATGCCATACATTTTTTTCATAAATTCCCATTTCAAAAAAAATATAAAACTGTTCCAAATAACGCAAAAGCGCATCAGCTTTATAATAAGGAAGTTTTAATTTAAAATCTTTAGGATTATGGCGAGTTTTAACTGCCTTTTGTAATAGAGTTTCCCGAAGTTCCAAACAGATTGAAACAATACCTTTTAAGTTTCTTGGCTGACTTTCAATGGTGATGGTATCCAGGTGCGCCATTAAACTATTAATAACGCACAGCTGAGAATGGTTTAAAGTTATCGTGATTTTCATCAGTTGCAGCTTATTTGGTCTGATATCCACCCCTGTACCATTTTTTCCGTAAAATTCAGGTCTTTCTGCCTTTTTGTAAATGAATTGTAAAGAGAGTTTAGGCGGTCTTCCGGAATGTCATTGAATCTTTTATATCCTGAAGCTTTACAGGCCAATGCCTTTACATAGTCAATAGGAACATTCTTTATATTCATTTTTTCTAAATAGCCGAATATAGAAGCTATCAGGCGTTTCCTGTTGATGTCAAGCTTACTTTTGTGACCTTCCAGGCTTTTGCAGATCCAGTTCAGTTCGTAGGCATTCAAATCCCGCGCACTTGTGGTCCTGCCGTTAGTCCATGAGTAAACCAAGTCTGCGCGCTGTTCGTTTGAAACTTTTCGCTCGCTGAGCATCGTCATCAGTTTCTTTAATGTAGCCATTTCTTATAAAATTTTGGTTTGATTTATATTCATTTATTACTTCTTCCCTAAACTGCTCTATCGTTTCCAAGAGTTGATGACAGGAAGGTTTACAGTCTTCCGGAGCATTTAAATGCTCTTTAAATAATGTTTTAATCAATTTTAAAAACTCTAAATCAGTCATTTCTTTTCAAAATATTTCATTGAAATATGATGCATAGCCAAGCTTCCGATAACAGAACCTATAAGATAAACCAGCATCATTTTAGGATTATCGAAGTTCTGCACCACATTTTTAATAACAAGCAGCCAAATTCCATTACTGCAGATACTTGCAACAGCGTGAAAAGCTAAACTACTGCTGTTCCTGGCACGGCTGACAAGCGTAAAGCTTGCATTCTGAAGCACTACAAGTGCAAACATTTTTAATATTTCAATCATTTTTAAAATTCTTTGTTCCCATCAGATTTAAAGCCTATTTTAAAAGTGGCCCACTATGTGTTTTGACTTGTTTTACATTTTATCTTTAAGATTTACGTTGTCTGCTCTTATAATTGTAAAACCTACTTTAAGCGGCTTTAAAACATTTCTTGAGTGTAATGCCATTAAGGTTAATATTCAAATAATGTGGGCTGCGATACTATTTTTTTGCCGTTGTCCCAAATAACAAATTCTTTATTACCGCCAAAACGGCTGCGGGGCTTTGTAATGCGGAAATTTTCTACATACGATTTGATGTCGCACATATACTCAATATCTTTAGCATACTGGCTTTTTGGGGCTTCATTCCGGCTCCATGTAAGAATTATAAAGGCTTTCTTCGGATGTCTTTTGATAAGGCTTTTATACTGCTCCGTCGTAAGTCGCATATAATCCAGGCTGTCAATAAAAATTATTCCCGGACTTGTTTTTTTGATGTAATCCGAGAGCTCCATTACGGAACCGCCGGAAAGAAACATAATTTTGCCAGCCACTTCTTCCATATTATTGCGGATGATGGCATCCTGAAGGCTCTTAGATATGCCTTGCTCATAGCTGCAATACAGTACTTTTTTAAAGCCTGCAAGGTATTTTGCAAACTTTACAGAAAACTCGGTTTTCCCATTTCCGGGATCACCGTAAATAATCATCTGAAAGTTTTTCTCAGGCTCGCCGAAACTTTCCTTCCATTCAACCTCAAATGGGAAAATGTCAAACTTTTTATTAATAAAGTTGCTTACTCCGATTGTTTTCATATTATTTTAAATTGTTGCTCCCAAAGGCGGAATCGAACCGCCTGCGTGAACCGTTTGGGATGTTTATTTGTTGATGTAGCTTTCTACTACAGCATAAATGATGATGCCTACAAAAATGCCTATTATAAAGCCGATGGAGACTACACATGCGATTAATATATCCATATCCATTATTTTTCTGTTTTTTCGGGTTCTACAGGAAATAAATCTTCGATCACCGTTCCTTCAGGAAAATCAACACCGGTTAAAGAAAGCGGAATCCCATGTTTCTTACCTTGTGCATCGGTATAATAGGCTTCAATGAAAAATGCTGATCTGACAGGTTTGTAAGCATCCTGAATGATGTTGACGGCATCAGTAAATTTTTCGTCATTGAACTCACCGGCAAGCTGTCTTAGCTCCAATACACGTGACGATTTTAAATTTCCTTTAGCATCTTTTTTAAGCAGCTTATTGATAGTGGATACTAATTTTGCCGTATTTTCATCTTTTGAAAAGCTGTCTATCACTTCTTTTATTTTGTCTATGCCGGCATTAACGGTATCATCCCAACCGTCAATAACCCGGTATCCAAATATTAAAGAATTCCCGGCATCATCAGTAAAAGTGTGGCTTTGCTGGCCCTGCTTTACATTATAAACTTCTGATTTCATATCTAACAGAATCTTAAGGCCCTGAAAAATCATTAATTTTAAATCTGAAAGCCCTGTGGATAAATGAAAAAGCTCGTCGAAAAATTTAGGTATTGCCTCGTTTACCGATTCTTTGTAAGCCTTACGGTTTTCCGCAGTTTCATTTTCTTTTACAGCCAAACTGGCTTTTAAATCTTCCGGTGAAAGCTGCTGTAATAAAGCCTGCTTTTGTTCCGGTGTTAATTGTGTAATGTCTATTGTTGTCATGATTGAAATATTTTATATGAATGATGGTTTCCTTTTGTTACACCGTCTACAAGCCCTTTCCAGTCTCCATTAAACTGATCGGTAGGCCTCAATACCTGAAAAGAGGTTTTTTCTTCGTTGAAATAAATGACTACGCTTTTCATAATGTTTCGTTTTTAATTGTTAAATCTCTAATTTGTTGGTTTATTTCTTTTAACCGCTGCTTCAGTTCCTTAAGCCTGGTTCCATCCTTACAGATTGTGATCTGCCATTCCACGACCTCTTTTCGTCTTTCAAGCTCTTCCATCAGTTCTGATTTTTTTGTTTTTCAGTATTTTTCTGTCGGATCTCTTCTAAAACTTCGTTCCTGCCTTTGGAATACTCGTTTAATAAAGCAGTTTCCAGTACTGTGAGAGAATTGATATATGCAGCGTTCATTTCTGAGAGTGTTGCATTGGGTTTTAATGCCTGCATAGGCTTAAAAACTTCATCTAATAATTTTCCTGCGTTCATTACTATATTTGTTTAAATGTTCTTTAAAGGGGTTTTTGGTAATCTCCCAGACTCTTCCGTTTTCATTCTCCACCACTTTGACAAAGTAGTCTTCACGTAAATTTTTAAATTCCTGGATCTCATTCAGTTCAAGCGGTGCGGATATAATTCCTTCCGGATTCCTATGGCGTTCAGGAAGCTGGCTATCATTTAATTTTAAAAATCCATAACCTTTAAGCTTCATGGAATCTTTTTCCAAAGCAATAAGCTCCCATTCCTGGTTAATGAAAATTTTCGCTTTGGTCAGAAAAGAATAGCTCTGTACAACTGCAAAGCAGTGTTCTTCTTCAAGTAGTTTTTTTATCATTTGTGATATAATGACGTTAATAGTTGTACGGTGATTTCTTCGCCGGACTTTTCATTCTCATTAATTGCTACAGTAACGATGATCTTCAGCTCCTCAAAATTTTTAATCCTTGTAGCAAGCCAATTGGAACAGGTTCCATCCAGTCCGAGATCGGCTGATATTTTAATAATATCTTCCCTGATATCTTCCTCACATTTGATGCGGTTGCTGAACCTTCTTGCGACTTGCCTGAAACCCTGTTTATGCTTTTCAAAAGCTTTCTGAAGGATGCCGTTGATTTCCATGCCGCAAAGGATGAAAGGCACTTTGTTTTCAAGCCTGTCAGCCATAGCTTTTATAATATCAATATAACCAGGCTTGTTTTTAATATATTCGGCTTCATCAATGATCAGAAGAGCATCATCAAGAGAAAGAAGTTTTGCGCAGACTCTTTTTATAATGCTTCCATAACTCCCGTGAATTTCCACTCCCACCATTTCGGCAATATTTACCGTAAATTCCCGCTTATTTTCATCTGCGTAACACTTCACTACAAAAGTGTTTTTGGGGTATCTTTTCTGGTACATTTCGCAGGAATACGATTTGCCCGCACCGGTATCAGCGTCAATCGTTCCTCTTGACTTTTCCTCACGGATTGTTCTGATCTGGTTAATAATGGTCTTAAAATTATCCGTATTGAAATGTTTCCAGATTACTCTTTCCAGTTTAAACCCGATAACATTGCATAAATCAATATAGTATTTGTCACGGATTACAGATCCGCCTGATTTATTGGGTACTATCGCCTCACCTTTGCAGATGTAATTAAGCTGTGTGGTTCCTACACCGCTGATCCTGCTCAGCTCCGCCTTAGAAGAGTTTTTATCTTTGATATACTGCTCAATAGCCTGAGGGATTAATTTTGTTTTTTGAAGTTCATTAAGTTGTATCATATTACTTGTATTTTATTGATGTTAATTCCACTCATCCTCGTTAAAATCACGATCGTTTCTTTGCTTTTTCATTCTCCTGATCTCAGATTCTTTCATGTTTTCATTATAAGATTCTTTGGATCCTCCTGTTTTTATCTGATGCTCGTAAGGCAGTTCCTGGAAAATACTTTTTAAGCTTTCAGTAAACTCATCCGCTTTCTCAGTCATTTTCTCTTTTCTTTTCAGGTGATGGCCGAGCGCTGCGTCTGAAAATTCGTCTGATTCTGCATGTGACGAAGAGGCTTCCAAA